AGATGGCCGAAGATAAGAAGCCCTCCGAGACTCCCGCCCCTGCTCCAGAAATTTCCGTTGAGGTTGAACCCTCCGAAGATAAAAAGGAAGAGATGAGCGAAGTCGTGAAGAAAGTTCTCACCGAGTTCGGCATTAAGCCCATCTCGGCCTCGCCCGTGGTTGAAGCCCCTGCGAAGGTTGAACCCAAAACTTTTGAAGCACTCGTGGCCGCTCATAGCGATTACGGAACTTCAAAGCTCAAGGCTATGCAAGCCGTGATGCTGTCTAACCCCAAAGAATACTCCGAGGCTTTGTCTCGTGGTATCTCAAAACTCTAAACCAAAGGATAAAAGAAAATGTCTACTCAAGTTGATGGTAATTTTCGCACATTCGGCTCGGCTTCTGCCATCTCGGCGTTCCGATTCGTTCAGCCCGACACCACCACGGCTGGCTTCGTTAATGTTGCGGTAACTGGTGCAACCAAAGCTATCGGCGTAACTCAAGAAGATGTTTCGGCTGGTGGTTTCGTGGCAGTTAAGTTGTTTCATCCAACCTTCTTCGCAACCGTCTCTGGCGTTGCGGCAGTTGGTGATACTCTAAAATTTGATGCGTCTGGCTTGGTGACCACATTGGCCGCCAACCTCGTGACGGCTGGTGTTGCACTCGAAGCGGCCACAAGTTCATCGGCTGTTATCGAACTCGCAATTCCGATGTTCTAAACAACAACAACAATAAACAAAGAAAGAATATAAAATAAAATGAGTTTTTTATCTGGCGGAACAACTATTAGGGCGGATATCAGTCAGGCATTGATTGAGTCTCCCGCTGAAATTGGATTGATCGGTGCTGAAGTTCTCCCTCTCTTGCCCGTTCCGGCAAAGAGTGGAACTTACCTCAAAGTGCAGACGGCTGATGCCGACCTTCTGAATGCTGATGCGGCAAAGCGTACTGCTGGTTCTGAATACGCTCGTGCGGCTCGGAAATTCACTTCCGATAACTACGATTGTATTGAGACTGGCTTGGAAGAATTGCTAGACGATTCACTTCGTTTTGATCTTTCACGCTTTTTCCAAATCGAGGCAGAAACAGCGAGATTCTTGCTCCGACAAGTTAAGCTCTCCCACGAAAAGCGGGTGGCTGACTTGTTGTTCGCAACAACGACCCCCTTCACCACTGCTGATTTAAGCCCAACGGCTAACTACACCGAAGCTAACTTGGCAACCATCAACGCCCCTGCGGATGTTGCGGCTGGCAAATTGGCTCTTAATAAATTAGGTTATAGTGCCAATGCGGTAATTATGTCGGCCAATGTGTACGAGCGAGTTCGCCGTACCACTCTCTTGCAAAATCAATTCTACGGAGTTGTTTCCAATACTGGTGGTCGCTTGCTCGATGAGAAGCAGATTGCCGAAGCGTTCGGTGTAGACAATGTCTATGTAGGCCGTGCGGCCTATAACACAGCGAACAAGAACAAGAGCTACTCTGGCTCGTTCATTGTTCCCGACACCAAGATCGTTGTTGCGAATGTTGCAACTGGTCAGTTCACCGCTGGTGGATTGGGACGCACATTGGTGTGGTCGGAAGATGCCCCCGGTGGTTTCGTCTCCGAGAGCTATCGTGACGAGGCTCGTCGCTCGAATGTCCTACGGGTGCGTATGAACACAGCCGAGAAGGTCATTGATGCAAACGCCGCAGTCCGAATCACGACGACCTACAGCTAAAGATTGGTTGGTTGTTTCCTCCCGAAGAAGGGGGAGCAGGGGAAACCTTGCTCCCCCCTTTTCTTTTAATTGACATCCTCTAGCAGTTAGAAATCCTATCTAAATGAAATATCCTATTTCAGTCTATCTCATCGCTGGAAATGAAGAAGAGTATATCGGAAGATGTTTGGAAAGCTTTAAGCCCATTTCAGCGGAACTTATTGTTTGCATTTCTAGGGGGTCAGCTACGCCCGACAAGACCGAAGAGATTGCGAGTGGGCTTGGTGCGAAGATCGTTCATTACCACAATAAAAGAACTGACTGGAATCACATAGACGATTTTGCCACGGCAAGGAACACGGCTCTTGAGGCTTGCTCAAGCGAGTGGTGTTTATGGGTAGATGCTGACGATGTTATGGCCGAGGATGGGGCGAAGATTGTTGAAGAGGCTATTGACCTTGCCATTCAGAAAGACGCTCACCTAGTGGCGTTAAAATATTGGGTTGAAAATGCTGGATTGTTACCCCTCCGAGAAGAAATCTCCAAGAAAGGTACTTGCTACTGGAAGAATCGGGTTCACGAAATGCTGGTTTGCAAAGAGCCAAATAAGACGATTGGCGTAGATAAGATTTTCCGAATCCATAAGCCCCACGGATACAAGCCAAGGAGTGCAGAGAGGAACTTCAACATCTTGGCTGACACGCTTGTTCCCGCCCCAAACTCACTTTACTACCAAGCTCAAGAATACTTCTTGTCGAACCAGCACGATAAATGTATTGAATCCAGCAAGAAGGCTCTTATGTTTGCAGAGTTAGAGGACACACTTCGCTACGATGTGCTTTGCAATTTAGGCAGGATTGTGCCAGAAAACGAAAGGCTTACTTACCTTGGACAAGCCGTGGCGTTGCAACCAGACCGCAGAGAGGCTTATTTCTACATAGCAAATCATTGGTCTGGAAAGGGCAACTGGATTAAGGCTTATGGTTCTATTCGGGCTTGTATGACCCTACATCGTCCCAAGTCTCATTATTGGAATCTTGTTGAGGCGATCTACAACTGGCAAGCTATGGATTTATACGAGACGGCTTCGGTGTGCGTTGGGGAGGCTGGTGAAGCTGAAAAGATTAGGAAGATGCGACCAGCCCCTAGAATCTCAATCATTCACGCCACAAAGGGCAGACCGCAAATAGCTTGGCAGAGGCGATGGATGTGGCTTTCTTTAGCTAAAAAGCCCCTAGAGATTGAGTGGTTGTTTATGGTCGATCATAACGACCCAACCGACTACACCCCTCACCAAGCGATTAGGTGCAATCCGGGCGGGATGATTAACGCTTGGAACGCAGGGGCTAAAATAGCCAAAGGGGATATTATCATTCAAATGAGCGATGACTGGACACCACCCCGCCATTGGGATGCCCTAATTTCGACCGCCATTGGGGATACAAAGGCAGAGAAAGTGCTGGCAATATCTGATGGGCTACGGCAAGACAAGCTCCTCTGTATGGCGATTTTAACGCAATCTAGGCTAAAGAAGCAGGGGCATCTATTCCACCCAGACTACCAAGAGTCGGATGGCATATACTCGGACAATGAGTTCACGGATAGAGCCTATGCAGAGCAAGCCGTAATTGAAGCTAGACATATCCAATTCAAGCACGATAACCCTATGTTTAATGGCGGCCAACCAGACGAACAACTAAAGAACCACAACAAGCCAGAATTCTACGAGAAAGGAAAGGCGATCTATGAAAAACGCAAAACAAATAATTGGATGTAGGAAATCGAAAAAGGGAGAGAATACTGCGGGGCTTGGTGTGATTACCTTCGGCAAGTCTAGCATAGACAAAACAAAGTATGTGCTAGTCGATATTACCTATGATGAGAAGGCGGGGAAGGAATTGTATGAGGCTGGGATGCTTGCCTTAAAGCACGACCCAGAAGCCGTGATTGAGTACGCAATCAAAAAAGCATTAGCTGGGATGGCAAAATGCAAGAGATAACCATCAACGATTTGTTTTTAAGGATAATTAGATGAAGTTATGAGTGGTTACTTTGCAAAATCCAAAACTGATAAATGGATTACTCCACCAGAGGTTTATGACCCATTAAATAGTGAATTTAATTTTAACTTTGATCCTTGTCCTATTGATTGGCAAGATGGAGATTTGGATGGCCTTTCATCAAATTGGGGAACTAGAGTATTTTGCAATCCTCCATATTCACAAACTGCAAAATGGATTAAGAAATGCTGGGAGGAATCAAAGAAAGGCAAGACAGTGGTTCTTTTGATAAACGCAATAACCGACACAAGGGCTTTTCACGAATACATATACAACAAGGCAGAAATAAGATTTATTAAGGGAAGAATAAAGTTCATAAATCCAGACAATCAAACAAAAAGAAGTCCAAATGTAAAAGGCTCAATGATTGTTATTTTTAGATAATTTGGATTACAATATGCAAGAAATAACCATTAACGACTCATTTGGAAAAGCCCTTGCAAAATATAGCGATGGGCTAAATATTGGCCTAGAAATCGGGGGAGGAACTGGGGATGGCTCAACTCAATGCATTAGGACAAAAAGGCTATTCAGCATAGAGAATCACCCAGACCGCATCGGTAGGCACTCAATGAACCTATCAGCAAGGGGAGGAGTTTCGGTCAATGGAACTGCAACACTCCCGAAGTTATGGATGAACCAGCTAGATATAGCAGAGTTTTACGGCACAAATAAAACTACCCTCAATCAATATCCCATAGACCAAGTTCTCGGATGGTATCACGAATGTGTAGAATTTGCTCAACCTTATAGCACCAATGCAATCGAGGACATTCATATTGAGCATAAAGTAAATTTTAACTTTGTTCTGATTGATGGCTCGCCTTTCTCTGGTGAGGCCGAGTTGCGTTGTGTAAGACCATTCTTATCAGAGAAGGCAATCATAGCCTTGGACGATGTGAACGATATTAAGAACTTGGCGAACTACCACAAGCTGAATGGATTTGCAAAACTGCTCTGGGAGGATTGGTCTGTTCGTAATGGTGCGGCCATCTTTGAACTATGACTAAAGGAATCATCACATCAGAATCGCCAGAAATCCATTGGGAGCATCTCAATGTAGCTGGCGGTAGGGTGCTTGACTTGGGGTGTGCGTTCTGGACGGAATCAGAAAGGCAAGAGGCCAACGGAACAACCAAGTATTTTCTATCACAAAAGCCAGAGTTTTATATGGGGGTGGACATAAACCAAGGAGACATCAACACTCTTTCTCAACAATATCCGCAAGGAAAGTTCTTGTGCGAAAAGGCAGACTCCGCATTTCAAATGGATACTTGGATAACAGAGAACTCTATCACCCATATTAAGTGCGACATCGAGGGAGACGAGACTCAACTTTTGCAAATTGGGAATGTTCATAATCTAAAAAAGATTGCCATCGAGCTACACTATTCAGACGCTTGGCTAAAAGAGTTTATTGATTGGTTTGATTCGATTGGGTTCGAGTGCTACCGACACGACTCGGTTTCTTTTTGTGCAGAGATTAGCGTTATCTATGGTCGCTTGAAATGCTGACAATCTTTACCATCGTCCTCAATGGGATGCCTTATATCCAAAGGCATCTAGCGGAGTTTCAAAAGCTAAAGATTCCGTGGGAGTGGAAGATTGTCGAGGGAGTGGCCGAGCCTCTAGGATGCACCCGCTGGTGCAAGCAAGTTCCAGAGAAGTACCACAAGAACTTCGTGAGCGTGGATGGAACGCACGAATACCTTGAGAGCATTAGGGGCGAGAATGTTTCAGTCTATTGGCAAGCAAAGCCCTTCCCCGGTAAGCTGGCGATGATTAGCGAGGCGTTGCGAGGGGTTGAGAAGGGGGTAGTGATGCAGATTGATTCTGACGAGATATGGAGAGCCGACCAGCTAGACGCAATCTTTGGGCATCTTAAAGGCTGTGAGGACGGGCGAGCTATGCAGTTCCATTGTAACTATTATGTGGGGCAGAATAAAAAAGTTGTGACTAGGGAGGGATTTGCTTCGCATTGGTACGAATGGTTGAGGGCTTGGAAATGGGGCAGGGGAGTTGAATTTGTTAGCCACGAACCCCCAAAACTTAATGTCCAGTCGATGATGATTCCAAGGGGAGTGACAGAAACTTGGGGGCTAACCTTTGACCACTTCGCCTACGCCACAAAGGAGCAAGCACAATTTAAGGAAGATTTCTATGGCTATAAAGGGCTAGTCGAAGGATGGGAGAAGCTACAACAAACTACCAGCCCAGTTAGATTGAGAGATTATTTCCCCTTCATCACAGACAAGAGCGTTGCCGATGAGTGTTAAAACTATCAAATACTCGCAGAGGCTTGGTGATGTGCTTCGTTGCCTACCCGCCGCCAAACATCTAGCCGACCAAGGCCACGAAGTTTTCTTTGATTGCTTCGACCAATATCACGGAGTTTTTGAACTGACTAGCTATGTGAAGGCTGGGCATAGGATGGACGATGTTATTGATTTGGAAGTATGGCCGAATCGTTATGAGGAATATCGCAAGAGTAGAAGAAGTTGGACTGACTTTGTTTATAGTAACCCAGAGATTAAGGATGCAGACAAGACCAACATTGTCCTAGATAAGCTAGACGATAAACCAGCCGAGGGACTCCCAGAAACTTACAACCTAGTTGCCCCATTTGGACTATCCCAAGGCTACTATCGAAACCCACTAGAACTAATCGTGAGGGCTAGGCAAACTATGGGCAAAGATAACTTTTATGTCTTATGCCCCGCTGACATTAAGATTGAAGGGTTAAACACTTACACCGCTCCATCAGTTGAGCAGATGGCAAAGGCAATCCGGGGGGCTACGGACTTTTGGGCAATCAATAGCACCCCGATTATCCTTGCTTCGGCAACCAGAAGAGACAAGCAAACTGGCTTTTTCCCACAGAAAAACGAGTGGGAAACCGACAACATTTTCAGCTTTGATGGGCTAGTTAGTATGGATTGACATAAGAGGTGGTTTTATGGCTGGCAGTATCCCCACCTCCTATTTTGCAAATGACCTCTCTTATATGATTGAGGACTTATATCAATCCGTAACTGGCTTGGGTTCGTCCTCTGTTTCTGCCTCTGTTACCGACCTAACAACTGCAAGCGAGTTGGAGATAGGCGGTGAGGTGTTTAGGGTGACTCAAAGCCTAGTTGTTTTAGCTTCTGGAATCTCTGCCCCAGTTATCGGCTCTCTTTGCACAGTTAGCGGGGTGGAGCGTATGATTGGAGGATTTTCGCAAAGCACAGATGGCCTTTCATATACCATCGAACTTGCGGAGATTACGACCTAATGGCTTCGATAGAGAGGGAGGTTGAGAACGCCCTCCTTAATGTTGTTTCTGGTATTGGCGGCGTGAACTTCTTTACAAGCGAAAAAAGCATAGCTAGGACAATGCCTAGCGTAACTGTTCAAACCCAGATTGGGTCGGAGGAGCTTATTCCTTTTTCTGGCGTGTTCAAAACCCCTGCTACCATAACCTATGTGGCTAGAGCAGACACAACTGCAAGAGCAGACTTTGACGCAAAGTTTTACGACATCCTAGAGCAACTCTATCGTGACCCAGACCTAGCTAGTTATCTAACCAGCAATTCAAACATAACTTTCTATGTTGCGAAGGTAACTGGGGATAGCCCAGCCGTGATAAGCCAAAACCGCACTTGGTCTAGGGCGATGACTTTAGACATTACGGCAACCGCAAAGAAATGAACAACAGCGTCCAAATCAATATTGAAGATGCACTAGAGAATCTTCTTTCTCAAATCCCTAATCTTAATGTTTACAAGACTAATAGGGTAGGGGCAAAGCTATTCCCATTTGCAACAATATCGGCATCGGTTGGGGGGCAGTTGCTTGGGAACTATACCGGGGTTTATGAAGTAGCCGTTACAATCGACTACTCCGACACGGCGGCCAAGATTAGCCAAGTTGATTTTGACTCTGAATACTGCTCAATCTTTGAAACTTTCTATTCCGAAACTCCACCCCTCTTTACAAAGATTCAGAACAACATTTTAGATACCAAGGTTTATACTGCTAGGATTACTGGACAAACCCCAACCATTAGGACGGCCAAAAGAGCTTGGCAGAGGGGATTGAAGATGAGCCTTATTTGTACCCCATCAGAACTAGACGATGGATTGCGATACTTGGATTTCCACGAAAAACGAAACTCTATGTATGTTGGAGTCATTTAACAAAGGGTAAGGCTATATGGCACTTTCAATTTTAGACGGCAACCAGTCGGCAACTACGCTCTCAACCATTCTTTCTAGTGGGCAACATATCACCGCCCATACGGTTGTTAGCCTTGGCACTCAAGCGATTACAGATATG